GTTAACAGTCAGCACTGCAAAGCTGAAGCGGCGGATTTTGAATGCGTTGGGATAGATAATGCAGAACTTGCAGATTGGATACATAAGAACCTTAATTGGGACCAATTGATAGTCGAATACTATGTTCCCGGCGAGCCTAATTCAGGGTGGATACACTGCAGCTACATTAGTGAAGAGCCAAGAAAACAATTCTTGCACGCTTACAAAGAAGAGGGTAGAACTAAATACAAACCAATATTAGGAAAAGCAAAGGATTTAAAATAGATGGCAATAACTAGAGGTCAAATACCAGCTCAAATAGAGGGTAAATTACGAGGTGCTAGAGATGAAAAGAAAAAAAAAGAAAGAGTTAAACTAGCTATTAAAAAGAAAAAACTACCTTTAGCCAAGACATTTACTATATAATTGATTAGTGTTATAATCCTTGCATGACCAAATTATGTGCAAGAGGAAAATCTGCAGCTAAAAGAAAATTTAAAGTATACCCCTCTGCATACGCAAATGCCTACGCATCTAAAATATGTGCAGGTAAAGCAAAAGATCCATCTGGACTAAAAAGAAAAGATTGGGGACCTAAAAAAGCTAATAAAGGATTACTTATGGAAAAAGATTTAGTAGATGTTTCATACTTTGGAGACAAAGCACTGAAGAAATATAAAAAATATAAAAACTCTAAAGAAACTCAATTACATTCTAAAACAAAAAAAAGTGCTCAACAAAAAGCTAAAGATAGAGCTTTAAATGAGATGCTTCAGGAAGAAAATGTCAAACCTAATTTTAATTGTGGTGGCATGGCCCGTGGAACGGGAGCAGCGATTAAAGGCAAAGGTTTCAAAGGCGTATTTTAATGAGTCTTGATAAATGGTTCAAGGAAAAATGGGTAGATATAGGATCACCAAAAAAAGGGGGAGGATATAAAGAATGTGGAAGAAAATCTGCAAGTGGATCAAAAAGAAAATACCCCAAATGCGTGCCTGCTGCAAAAGCAAGCCAAATGACAGACTCGCAAAAGCGTTCTGCTGTTGCAAGGAAAAGACAAGCCAGTAATACTGGAGGAAAGCCAAATAATGTTAGTACCTTTACCAAGAGATACTATGGTGGTATGATAGATATTTAAGGAAAATAATTATGTCAAAATTATCAGATAAACTAAAAAAAATGTTTTCAAAAACTAAAGGTGCTAATTATCCTGCGAAATTTGAGCAAACTGCATTTAAAGCTGGACAGAAAACTAGAAGCCTGTTTAAAGGTAAAAAGAAAGCTGATGTTTTTAGCAAGAGTAAAGATTTAGTTACTGCAAGTGCAGCTAAAAAATTAAGAAAGTTAGGAAAACTTTCTAAGGTAGCTAAGTTAGCTAGAATTGCAACTCCAATTGGTTTAGGTACAGTAGCAGCTCAAGCTATATATCAAACTGCTAATCCTTCAAAGGAAGCTAAAGCTAAAATAAAAGCGGCAAAGAAAAAAATGAGTAAAATTACTACAAAACAAGCACACGCAGATTTACTTAAAAATAGTGCTAAAACAGGTAAGATGATGAAAGCTAGTTTGGGTTTATTAGCTATGAGAAAAGCAAAAAAAAAGGGTGCTAAAGGAGTAGAACTTCTTTCACCTGCAGCAATGGCAACAAGATTTTTTAATAAAGGAGGAGATATAATGTTAACAGGGAAACAAAAGAAATTAGATAAAGATGGAGATGGTAAAATATCTGGAAATGATTTTAAGATGATGAAAGCTAATACAGGGAAAATGGCTAGTTTTTCAAAATTTGTTGAAAGCCAGTCTGGAGCTGCGACTACTAAAAAAGAATTAAAAGAATTAAAAACAAAATATATAAAAAAAATGTCTGGGGCTGCTATATCTGAGTCTGAAGCACGAAAGTTTAACAAAACTATACCTAAGTTGTATAAAGGTGGTGAGTCTAAGATGATGAAAGCATTTAAAGGGTCAATAGCAGATTCTAAAAAATCAAGTCAAGAAAAATCAAAAGTAAGAGATCAGATGTTAAAAAAAGTACTAAATGCGCAAATAGCTGATTCAGAGGCAGAAAACTTATTAAGTATGAGTACTTCAGAAATGAAAAATAAACTTAAAAATACTGATAGAGATTTTAAGGTAATAAAAAAAGTTGCAGGAGGTGCTGCTATAAAAGGTATGGGTGCAGCTAGAACTTCTGGTATGGGTTTACAAGATGAAGATTTAATCCCTGGAAAATCTATGGATTATTATAAAGATATAGTTTAATGCATTATGGCAACATCAGGAACTACAACATTTGATCTACAGATTGATGATATTATTGAAGAAGCATACGAGAGATGTGGCTTAAGAACTAATAGTGGTCATGATATTAGAAGTGCAAGACGTAGCTTAAATCTTTTATTTTCAGAGTGGGGCAACAGAGGCGTTCATCTTTGGAAAGTTAATCTTAATCAAATAGTTTTCACTGCAGGTGTTGCAACTTATTCAGCACCAATACAAGTTAATGATGTTCTTGAAGCTTATATATCTTCAACAGGTGCAGTTAACGGAACTTTAAATTCAGCTTTAACAACAACAAGTACAAGTGTTGTGTTAACTGATGCTTCTGCTTTTGGGACAACTGGAACTGTTCAAATAGGATTAGAATTTATAACTTACACAGGAAAATCTACTAATACTTTAACTGGTGCAACTAGAGGAGCTTTAGGTTCGTTAGCCGTGGCTCATGTATCAGGAGTGGCGGTTCAAAACATAACAGGACAAGGTACTTCTAACACAAATGATATTGCTTTAACTAAAATAGATAGATCAGCTTATTCTGCTCTACCTAATAAATTAGCAACAGGTCAACCTTCCCAATATTTTATAGACAGACAAACTCAACCAACTATTAGTCTTTATCTTGCGCCGGATGCATCAACCTACACAACTTTAAAGTATTATTCTATTGATAGGATACAAGATGCAGGTACATATACAAATAATCCAGATGTACCTTTTAGATTTTTACCTTGTATGTGTTCGGGTCTTGCTTATTACTTATCACAAAAAAGGGCACCTGATAGAATACAATTATTAAAACAATTATATGAGGATGAATTATTAAGAGCACTTAATGAAGATGGCTCAAGAACTTCAGTTTACATATCACCTCAATCATACTTTCCAGGAGGTGTATAATGAGTTTTGCATCCGGTAAAAAAAGTCAATCAATATCAGATAGATCTGGTCAAGCGTTTCCTTATAGAGAAATGGTTAAGGAATGGACAGGTGCTTTAGTTCATATTTCAGAATACGAACCTAAGCATCCACAACTAGATCCACCCTATCACAAAGCAGATCCTATAGCTTTACAAAATACAAGGTCAATGGATTTTCAACAACCAACTTTAGTCAATGGTGTAGTAGCCTCAACTGGAGGTCAAGGGATGATGACTGCTAATTTAACTTTACCAGGAGACTTTGCATTTAGTACACAAACATCTGAAGTTACATCTAATGGTATAACAACTTCTATATCAAGTATGACTCCAGAAGACCCTTCACTACAAAACAGAAGAAGACAATTAAATTCTATATTAGCTAGCGTAACAGTGAGTATTACATAATGGCAATAAGTTATTCAGATTTTTTAGCAGAAGTAAGAAACTTTACTGAAGTAGATAATAATGTTTTAACAGATACAATTATTGGTCAATTTATTAGAAATATAGAATTAAATGTAGCAGGGACTGTAGATTATGATGATACAAGAAAATATGCTACATCTTCATTTAGTACTGGAAAAAGATTTCTAGTAACACCTTCAGATTTTTTAGTTATAAGATCATTACAAGTTTTTAGTACTACAAGTATTTCGACAGGAGATAGGACTTTTATGGAAAAAAGAGATACTAGTTTTATTACTGAATATAATGGCACAGGAATAACAGGAGTTCCTAAATACTATGCAAACTGGGACGAAAGTTCTATTGTAGTTGGGCCAACACCGGATCAAGACTATGCAGTACAGTTAAATTACATTATAACTCCCCCTAATTTCACTGCATCAAATAATACTTACTTATCAGAATATCAACAAGGAATGCTTTTAGATGGTGTTCTTACAGAGGCTTACGCCTTTCTTAAAGGACCAATGGATATGTACAATCTATATAAAAGTAAGTATAATGAAAACATACAGAATTTTGCTCTTCAACAAATGGGGAGAAGAAGACGTGCAGAATACGATGATGGTGTGCCACGAGTTAAAGTGCCTTCACCATCACCAAACAGTTAAATTTAAAGGAGAAATATTATGGCAATAACAACAAATGCAATTTGTAATACATTTAAAAAAGAATTATTACAGGGAAGTCACGATTTTGATGCATCAACTGATACATATAAATTAGCAATGTATACAAGTTCAGCAACATTAGGTAAATCAACAGCAAACTATTCAACTAACCCAGGTGGTGGAAGTAACACTGAAGTAACTTCATCGGGATACACAGCAGGTGGTAAAGCACTTGTTAACCAAGGTGTTAAAGTATCATCATCGGTGGCTATAACTAGTTTTGCTACAGTTTCATTTGTAGGTGTAACACTTACAGCTAGAGGAGCTTTGATTTATAACACTCAAACTAATGGTGGTTCAAATACTACTGATGCGGTAGCCGTGTTAGATTTTGGTGGTGATAAGACGGCAACGTCTGGGACTTTTACAATTCAATTTCCAGCATTCACTACTTCAGCAGCAATATTAAGATTAACGTAGGAGTAAGTACATGGCACTTGTCATTAACGATAGAGTTAAACAAGTTAGCACTACTACGGGTACAGGAAACTTTACCTTAGCAGCAGTGTCTCAAGGTTTTGAAAGTTTTGCTAGTGGTGTTGGTGTTGGTAACACAACTTACTATGCCATAGTTCAAGCAGCTTCAAGTAATTTTGAAGTAGGTGAAAATACTTTAAGTGCTACAAACACACTTGTACGTACAAGTGCGGGAGTTATATCTTCATCTAACTCGGATGGTTTGGTTACTTTTAGTGCAGGAGATAAGGATGTATTTTGTACTATTCCAGCTAAAAAAACTATTTCACCAGTAATGGATGCTACTCCTTATGTAGTTACCCATAGCTCTACTATTTCAGAAGATCAAACAATAGACTCTGGTGTATTAGCAGGGCCCGTTACAATAACAGCAACACAAACTATAACAGGAACTTTGGTAGTAATTTAATGAGTAAAATAGAAGTTAATCAAATAGATCCACAATCAGGCACAACGTTAACTCTTGGTACTTCAGGAGATACTGTTTCTATTCCTTCAGGGGTATCACTTGCACCAGGTGGAGGATTAACTTTAACAGGTGCGTTAGCCGTTGACGGTGGCACAGTAAAATTAGACGGAAATTATCCTGTTGGTACAGATAACGTAGCATTAGGAAATACTGCTTTAGATAGTATTCAAAGTGGTGGAACTGAAAATACAGCAATTGGTAGTAAAGCAGGAACTGCAATAACAACTGGAGACGCCAACACAGCACTTGGTACTTGTGCTTTGCTTGTTAACACAACAGGAATAAGAAACACAGCACTTGGTCATAGAGCATTAGATGCAAACACAGATGGTAATTGTAATACAGCAGTAGGTATGACTTCTTTAAGTGCAAATATTGGAGGCGATCAAAACACAGCAGTTGGTGTATCAGCTTTATCTCTTAACACAACAGCAAGTAATAATACAGCTGTAGGTTTTGAATCTTTAAAACTTAATACAACAGGTTCTAGTCTTACAGCATTAGGTTCTTTTACTTTAGATGAAAATACAACAGGTGCTAGTAATACTGCAATAGGGTCTAGTGCTTTAAACAAAAATACTACAGGAGATTTTAACATAGCAGTTGGTAGTAATGCTTTATGTAGCAATGTTACATCTGATGCCAATACAGCAGTAGGTTATTTTGCTTTAAAAGTAAATACAGGTGCTTGTAATACAGCATTAGGTAAAGGTGCTTTAACTGCTAACACAACAGCATCAGACAATACAGCTATAGGTATAGTTGCTTTAGCAGCTAACACAACAGGAAATAAGAATGTAGCAGTAGGAGGTCAATCTTTAGATGCAAATACAACAGGTGCTTGTAATATAGGAGTAGGTTTTGCCTCTTTAAGTTCAAATACAGATGGTGGAAATAATCTAGGTATTGGTTTTAGAGCAGCAGAAAAAACTACAACAGGTGATAGAAATACAATAGTTGGAAATGATGCTTATCGTTGTAACACTACATCAAGTGATAATACAGCATTTGGCTATCAAGCATTACATTGCAATACAAATGGTAATAACAATGTAGCAGTTGGTAATGCGTTATGTAAAAATACTACAGGACTTTATAATATAGGAGTAGGAAGTGGTGCTGCATCATCTAATACTACAGGTGCTGCTAACGTAGCAATCGGTAGAATTGCTTTAACAACAAATACTACAGGTTCAAACAACGTAGCAATCGGTTGTTGTGCATTAAAATCTAACACAACAGCAGCAAATAACACAGCAGTTGGACATGATAGTTTAAAATTAAATACAACAGGTACAGGTTTAGTAGCTGTAGGTGCAGAAGCATTAGATGCTAATACAACAGCTTCATATAATACAGCAGTAGGTAAAAGTTCTTTAACAGCTAACACAACAGGTGCAGCTAATACTTCAGTCGGTTTTTCTGCTTTAAAAACAAACACAACAGGTGCTAACAATGTTGCAATGGGTTGTGGTGCTTTATGTCTTAATTTAACAGGTGCTGGTAATTCTGCAATTGGAAGAAATACTATGTGTGCTAACACATCAGGTGCAAATAATACTGCAATTGGTCTTCAAGCACTATTAGCAAACACAACAGGTGATAACAATACAGCAGTAGGTAAACAAGCATTAGATGCTAATACAACAGCAGATAACAATACAGCAATTGGTACAGCAGCTTTAACAGCTAACACAACAGGTGCAACTAATGTAGCGATAGGTTGTGGTGCTTTATTAGTTAATACAACAGGTACAAATAATACAGCACTAGGTGCAAAAGCATTATGTTCTAATGTGGGAGCTTCTTCTAATACAGCAGTTGGTGTTGAAAGTTTAT